AAATAGCTAATTACTATAACAAAACAGTTGAAGAAATTTTTTTTGCCGAATAAGTACACGATACGTAAAATATTACGGAAAGTAAAACACGATACGTAAAGAAAAAGAGGAGAAACCAATGGAAGATAAACAGAAAATATGCGATTTATTAGTACCAGTATTACAGGAAACAAGAGATTTTCAGGAATTGGAAAGTTTGAAATACAACAAAGACAACGAAACAGTTGTGGCGACTTTCTGGTACGGAGCAGTGAAAACTGCAAACGTTCATATGGATTCAGGAACATCAATGATTAGAGATATTATCGAACAGATTCGTTAATTTATCTTATAAAAATGTTGACAAACCTCGTGCCTACAGCACAAGGAAAACCTCGGTAAAAGTCGTATCATTATGATACCAAAACGAAAGGAGTACAGAATGATACAGACAACAATAAGAATACCAGTGGAGTTACACAAGAGGTTAAAGGAGCTGGCAAAGAAGAAAGGCTTAACAGTCAATGCCTTGATTGTGCAGGCGCTGTGGAAATTATAGGAGGATATACAATGACATTAAAATTCAAAAAGCACAGTAACGGCTGGAGCATTAAGAGAAAAAAAAGAGGACACGCAGACTACCAACCTTTTATTAGATGGTACAAGAACGAGCGGGCATTAAGAATTTGGTATCACACATTTTATACAAGAGATTTTCAGTTTTAGGAGAAACCACAATGGAAGATAAAAAGAAATAAAATATGGGCTGTGCTGGAACGTGATTAATAATTGTAATGGATTACTTCATCAAAATGTAAGTAGGAATAGGACAAATTCAAATAAACATATCTTATTAAAAAGAACAGAAGGAGGTTAGGGGATGGTAGTAGAGGAATTTAATATCGGAAGAACACAAATAATCATTCATGATGATTGTATAGTGTCTAACGAAAAAGCAGAAGAAATTTTAAAGAGATTAGGGAATACTTTCCATAATTATAATCTACGCAAAAGAGAAAGGGGTGATTGAATTGGTGGACATAATCAAAACAATTAGTAAATAACAGGAGGATAAAAAGAAACAATGGAAACAAACAAAAGACTTGAAGTGAAAGAAGTTAAAAGAAAAGAGCCTGAATGTACTGCAATACGTTCAAGCTCAAAAAACAAACCACTTAAAGATTACCACATTATCGCTGAAAAGTACAGAGTACTTAACGGATTCAAGAACGTGGTAATAGGAGTAATAACAGGAGCAGTGATGTTAGTCAATGGCTGGATTGAGGTAGACAGCAAGGCAGGGCAGTTACTTGTGGCTCTGGGAATGGTGATACTGGTTACATTGATGATGCACTGCACGGACGAAATGTTGGAGGTGCAGAATGACTAACAAGGAATACAGGGAAGCAGAAGGAATATCAAGGTCAGACTTATTTAAAATATCAAGAAGTCCAAAACATTTTAAATATGAACAGGAGAACCCGGCAGAGCAAAGTAAGGCACTATTGTTCGGAATAGCACTACATTCTTATGTCTTGGAACCTGAAAAATTTAAGGAAGAATATGCAATCATTCCAAATTGTGACAAGAGAACCAAGGAAGGAAAGGAAACATACAGACAGTTTTTGGCAGAAAATGAAGGAAAGTTTTTTGTGGAGCAGGACGACATGGACGCCATAAGGCAGATGGCAGCCTCGATCAATGAAATACCAATTGCAAGAAAACTGCTGGAAGGAAAACATGAGCAGTCATTTTTTTGGACGGATGAAATGACAGGTGAGAAATGCAAGTGCAGACCGGACATAATGACAGAAATAGGTGGAACAACAATCATTGCAGACTTAAAGACCTGCGAAAGTGCAAGAACGGACATGTTCATGAAAAAGGCAGTGGAGTATGGATATGACCTTCAGGCATACATGTACTGTGAAGGAGTGAGCAAAAACATTAATAAAAAGTGTTGTTTCGTGTTTATTGCCATTGAAAAGAAGCCTCCTTATGCAGTTAACATTTTACAGGCTGATGAATACATGATGTTAAGGGGGCAGGACCTTTTCAGGGAGTATTTGGGAACATATCACTACTGCAGGGAAAATGACAACTGGTATGGATACAACGGAATCAATGGAGACATAAACAGTCTTTCATTGCCGGCTTGGATAAGAAAAGATTATGAGAAATAAATCAGGAGGACTAAATGAACATAACAAAAATAAAGATTAAGAACCTGTTTGGAATCAGGGAATATGATGCAGACGGAAAATCAATTGAATTAATAGGAAAGAACGGAGTTGGGAAAAGTTCCGTAATAGATGCAATAAAGTATGCATTAACAAACAAATCCGACAGGGATTACATAGTAAGATCAGGGGAAACTGAAGGCGAAATAATCATTGAAACCGACACCGGTTTAAGCATTGACAGAAAATGCAGGGTAAATCAGGCAGATTATAAATCAATCAAACAGTCAGGGGTCAGCGTTAACAGTCCTGAAACATTATTAAGAGAATTATTCACGAACCTGCAGTTAAATCCAGTTGAGTTTTTACAAATGTCAAAACAGCAGCAAAACTCAATAATCTTAGACATGATTGATTTTGACTGGGATTTAAACACCATAAGGGAATGGTTTGGAGAAATACCTTCATGGATTGACTATGACCAGAACATACTTAAGGTTTTGTCAGACATTCAGAGTGAAAAGGGCGAGTATTTTAAATCGAGACAGGACCTTAACAGGGACATAAGAAACAAGAAGGCATTCATTGAAGACATAGCAAGGACAATTCCAGCAGAATATGATGTTGAACGTTGGGAAAAGGCAAATCTTGGAGAAGCCTACAAAACAATCGAAACCATAAAGAGCAAGAACAATCAGATTTCAAGGGCAAGGCTAATCATTCAGAATCAGGCAAACACGACAAGGGGAATAGATGCAGAAAGGGAGATAGCCAAATCAGCTCTTGAAAAGGAAATTAGTGCAGAGGAAAAAAGAATAAGTGACACAGTGGCGGATTTAAAACATCAGATAGAACTATTAATGGAACAGCAGAAAGCACTCTCATTAAGAAAAGAAGAAAAATTAAGGGTGATAGAAGCGGAGCACGACAAAAAGATGGCTCAACACATTGCAGACTTAAAGGCATATGAAAAATATGCGAACATGGAGATTACGGACACATCAGAAATGGAAAAAGAAGTTTCCAGTGTGGAAAAGATGAAGGCTCACATTAACGAATATAGAAGAATGGAAAGACTTGAAGGTGAGGTTAAGCAGTTAATGGCACGTTCAAGTGAGCTTACGGCAAAGATTGAGCTTGCAAGGAACCTTCCGGGTAAAATTTTGGAGGAATGTTCAATACCGATAGAAGGTCTTACTGTTGTTGATGGAATTCCATTGATAAACAATCTTCCGGTAAGTAATTTGTCTGATGGAGAAAAACTCAATTTGTGTGTTGACGTCGCAATTCAGAATCCAAACGGATTGCACATCATATTGATTGATGGAATTGAGAGACTTGCGTCTGAAATGAGGGAAAAACTGTATAAGAAATGCAAGGAAAAAGGATTACAGTTCATTGCCACAAGAACAACGGATGATGATGATCTGACAGTAATAGAGTTATAGGAGGAACACTATGGAAGAAAGAAATGAGGTTGTGGTGCAGGCTGGAAACAGTCTGCCAACAAGTGACATAAATCAGGGAACGGTTGCAATAGAAAGCAGCAGGGCAGTAGCTGAAGCACAGGGAAAGCTATTGATAGCAAAGAAATTTCCAAGAAATGAAACGGAAGCATTCGCAAAGGCGATACAGAGTTGTCAAAGAACAGGCCTGGCTTCAAAGGCATTTTATTCATATCCAAGAGGAAAGGAAACAATTACAGGAGTAACAATAAGATTTGCGGAAGAATTGGCGAGATGTTACGGCAATCTGGATTATGGAATAAAGGAATTGTCAAACAGTAATGGGCAGTCGGAAATGCAGGCATATTGTTGGGACTTGGAAACAAACACCATGTCATTGCAGAATTTTACAAACAAGCACATTCGTGAAAGCAAGTACGGAAACACTGAATTGAAAAGTCAAAGGGACATTTATGAATTAAATGCAAACATGGGGGCAAGAAGATTACGAAGCAGAATTCTTGCAATTCTTCCTCCGGATTTGGTGGAAGCCTGCATTCAGGAATGCAAGAAGACGCTTGCAGGTGACAACACAATTCCATTCATTGACAAGGTCAACAACATGGTTGTGGCATTTCAAAAACTGGGAGTGTCAAAGGAACAGTTGGAGAAGAGACTGAACCACACGGTTGAATCAATAACGGAACAAGAATTGCTTGAAATGATAGGCATTTTTAACGGAATAAAGAACAAGGAAACAAAAGTGTCAGAATGGTTTGAGCAGCCAAGGACGGCAAGTGCCCTGACGGAAGCAATAAACGCGGAAATTGAGGAGGATGCCAAGAATGAATAAGGTTACATTAATAGGGCGTTTAACACGGGACCCAGACGTGAGATTTTCGCAGAGTGCCAATGGGCAGATGGCGGTTGCAAAATATAATCTTGCAGTTAACAGAAGATTTAAGACTGATGGACAACCTGATGCAGATTTCATAAATTGTACAGCTCTTGGAAAGACAGCAGAATTTGTTGAAAAATACCTGTTCAAGGGAATGAAGATAGCAGTTGTCGGTGAATGGAGAACCGGAAGCTATGAAAATAAGGATGGCAATAAGGTGTACACAAACGAATGTCTTGTTCTTGAACACGAATTTGTTGAAAGCAAGGGCAGTGACAATTCATTAGAAAAAGGTCGGAAGGCAAAACAGCAGGCAGTGCCAACAGGGGACGGATTCATGAACATTCCTGACAATGTGGATGATTCCGGTCTACCATTCAATTTTTGATGATACAGATAGACACGAGAGAAAAACCACAGGCTATCGCAAACATAAAAGCATTTTTTGATAAGCACAACATTGAATACATTGACAAGAAGATGGACATAGCAGATTATTGCGTGATTGGAAAGGAAAACCTTGTAATAGACAGAAAGAGAAATCTGCAGGAGGTGGCGCAAAATCTGTGCAGTAATGACAAAAGCAGATTCTGGAGAGAAGTAAGGCTGGCTTATCAAAATCATGTCAGGATGATTGTTCTTGTGGAGCAAAGTGGAATAAATGACTTAAGGGATGTTAGAAACTGGCAGTCAAAATATCAGAGATTAAGCGGAGCAAGACTACAGGAAGAAATGTACAGAATAGCAATGGCTTATGGAATTGAATGGAAATTTTGCCATAAAAACAGTACTGGAAAGGTAATATGCGAATTATTGGGTGTTGATTATGGATAAGGATGAAATAAAACAATCATGTTTAATGAAGGAAGTGATTGGAAATTATGGGTTGGTTCCAAACAGAGCGGGATTTGTCAGGTGTCCATTTCATCAGGGTGACAGATCCCCATCAATGAAAATATACAGGGATTCATTTTACTGCTTTGGCTGCGGAGCCGGAGGGGACGTGTTTGATTTTGTTAGCAGAATGGATAACCTTTCATTTAAGGAAGCTTACCTGAATCTTGGCGGTGAGTATCGGCACGAAAGGAAAAATTTTTCATACATGCGAAAAATTCAACACTCAAGAACGCAGCGAAAAAAGAAAGAGCAGAAACTTACGCTAATAAGGCATAGATTGGAATATTTATCATTAATGATTGAGTTTTACAAAAAAATAAAACTTGATTCAGAACCCCTGTCGGACCCGTGGTGTCTTGCAGAGAACAAGCTGACAACACTTTGGGGCGAATATGATTACTTGTTGGAAAGAGGTGGGAAGATTTGAATTTTGAAAAAATGGATAAAAAAGAGCTTTTATCCATACGTACAATTGAAAGCATAATGGACGAAGAGGATCTTCTTGCCAGGGAAATAATGATTCAGGAAGCAATGGACAGATCCGAGCAGTTAAAATGCATGACTAAGTTCAAGACACTCATGAACGCAGCGAAAAAAGAAGAAAAAAGATTAATGGAATTGGCAAAAAAAGACATTCGCGGAGGTTCAAAGACAAACAATAATGTCATTGATTTTTCAGGATGTGAAGAATCTTACGATTGCGGTGCGTGGGTGGCAAACGATAGCGGAGTGAGAACTTACACGGTACAGGGAGAAAGGCTTGCCTGTTATCACCCAATTCTCCCGGTGGCAAGAATGATAAACATTCAGACAGGAAAGGAAAAGGTTAAGCTTAAGTTTAAAAAGGGCACAATCTGGAAAGACATAGTCGTGGACAAGTCAATCATAGCCTCCAGCTCAAAAATAGTGGCATTAGCCGATTATGGAGTGTCCGTGACAAGTGAAAATTCAAAGGCATTGGTAAGTTATCTTTCTGATGTTGAAAATCTGAACGTTGAGGAAATAGAAGTGAGAAATTCCACAAGTAAGTTGGGATGGATAAGAGGAGACTTTGTTCCATATGACGTGAATGTCTATTTTGATAATGAGTTCAACTTTAAGATGCTTTATGAATCAATAAGAACGGCAGGCAACAGGGAAAAATGGTATGACCTTGTGAAGAAAATCAGGACAAAGGGAAGATTGGAGCCAAAGATTTACATTGCTGCAGCATTCGCATCAGTTCTAATAGAGCCATTGAATGCATTGCCGTTCATTGTAAATCTCTGGGGAGACACGGGAAAGGGCAAGACAGTGGCATTAATGCTGGCAGCATCCATTTATGCCTTCCCCGGTAATAACGAATACGTGACGGATCCAAAATCCACCATAACGGCATTGGAGACAAGAACAAATTTCCTAAACAATTTTCCCGTGCTGATTGATGACATGTCCCAGATAAAAAACAAGTTTGATGATGACTTTTCAACATTGGTTTATTTTCTATGTTCAGGAAAGGGAAAGGAGCGTTCAAACGTCAATTTAGGAATCAATGCAACCAATTCCTGGAGAAACGTGTTTCTGACCAATAACGAGCATTCTCTTGTAACGGAAACAATGCAGGGCGGAGCAGTGAACAGAATCATAGATGTTGAAATGAGCGAGGGCTACATATTCGACAATGGAAACCAAGTGGTTGAACTAATCAAGAAGAATTACGGCTTTGCAGGAAAAGAATTCATTGAGCTTGTAAAGAATATGGGAACAGACGAAATATCCAAGATACAAAAGGATTTTCAGGAAAGAATCACGAAAAGGGCAGAACAGCTTGGGGTGGAAAAGGAAGAAAAACAGATTCTTCCAATGTCAATCATTCTGACAGCTGACAAGCTGGCAACAGAAAACCTGTTTCATGACGGGCAATACTTGAACTTTGCCGAATGCTTTGAATTATTAAAGGATAAGGACGCAGTATCGGAAAATCAAAGAGCCTATGAGTACATGATTTCAGAAATCGGAATAAACAAGAACAATTTCATCATTCCGGGAACAACCAGAGACGATTACAGACAGATTTGGGGAACAATTGAAAGCGGATACGCAGTAATTCTTAAAAACATATTTGACAAGATATGCAAGGAAGCAAACTGTTCCAGCAGAACGTTTTTATCGTGGGGCAGAAAAAAGGAACTGGTAAAGGTTGGAAAAGATGGAAAGAGCACAATCACAAAAAGAATAAATGGAATGGTACAAAGGTGTGTTTGGCTTAAATTACCTGACGATGGTAACGAGTTTGTGGACGTGGAAGACGGGCAGATTCCATTTGATTTTGAACAAAAATAGCAAAGGTGTTACGGTTTTATGGTTAAAAAACCACTCCAATCCCTTTAATAATGGGATGTAACACTTGTAACACCTTTTTTTCGATTTTCCATACATTTTTATTTTTACCATAAAAAAATGAAAAAATAAATTTAAGATTTTAGGTTTTTAATATTTCTTATGATGTAACATTTTTGGGTGTTACAGGTGTTACAACATTTAAAAACCCCATAAATAAAGGGAAAAAGCGAAACACCTTAAAAATTAAAAAGTGTTACCTTAGTGTTACAAACGATAAAAAAGTGATACAGTTGACAATTTAAGCAAAAGGAGACTTATGAGATTAGAAGACTTTAAGACAATATATAACGTAATAACTGATGTGTGGAGAACTGTGAGCAAGTACAAGAACATGGACATAAAGAACCACGAGGATGCAATATGCATGGACATGGTGAACGGGTTGCAGGCGGTCAGGAACAAGTATCAGGATAAACGCTCAGGAAAGCTTGCAGGAGATTTATCCACGGCAATATTACATTACATATTTTTCAAGGAGAACAGGAATGACAAATAAAGAGATAAAACACAGGCTTGAAGAACTTGACAGGAAGGAATCAAAGATAATGTTTTCGGCTGAAAATACTAGTGCAGACAATCTTGTATTAATGTCAAGAATAAAAACGGAAAAGGAATACTTAAGAAAAATCCTAAAGGAGCAGGAGGGATGATTGGATGGCAAAGTTATCAAGGGAAGAACAGGCTAGAAGAGAAGGAGAAGCATACGCATACAAACTTGTTAAGGAAAAGGGCATAGAAGCTTTAGAGGAAGATTTGAGAATGAGAAACATATTCAACATCCCCATCAGGGTATCCAGAAATGATTTGTTCAAGGCTGATGAAAGACTGACACAATTCATTCTGCTGGAATGTTTAGTGACATTAAGAGACTATTTTGGATTTGGAAGAAAAAGAGCATTAAGATTCAAGGAATGCTTTGAAAAGAAATGTCAGCTAATAGCAGAAGATTGGACGAGCTGGGCAGACCAAGCATGGATAGTTGCGACAGAGCTGGGGATTGAGTTCCCAAAGGAAGTACAGGAAGAATTTGCCAAGAGAAGCGGAGAAACAAAATAGAAAATGTTAAGAAATGTTAAGGAGTGAGAGGAATGTTAAATATTGAGAAATATAAGGAAATGCTAATAGACGAGGACGTTATAAATGTAGACAATTTAGCCATTGTAAAAAATAATCCCACAAATTGTACAGGGCAGTGTGCCGAATGCGATTTTGGAAAAGGAAAAAGCAAATGTATACCACATTTAAAAAAATGGCTTTTCTCAGAATACAAAGAGCCAGAAGTTGACTGGTCAAAAGTCAAGGTTGATACACCTATATTGGTTAGAAATACAGAAAAGGAAGAATGGCAAAAAAGACATTTTGCTAGATTTAAAAACGGAAAAGTCTATGCTTGGTATGACGGTTTAACTTCTTGGTCGACGGCTGGTGAAGATGATGTAAATTTTTGGAAATATGCAAAACTAGCAGAAAGTGAGGAGTGGGAATGAATAAGCGACAAAGAAAAAAAGAACAACAGAAGATAAAAAATTATCTAATGTATTGTGCTTGCAGTTATACGGAAGTTAGACGGATAAAACAATCGTATAAAATGTATTTCGCAGAAATTAGACGATTAAAAAAACACGGAAAATTGAAAAGATATGATGGGATTGATTGGGTCGAACTAATAGAAAGAGAGTTGGAGGAAAAGTAATGGACGAATATATTAAGAAAGCAGATGTTTTACAGATTTTAGCTGATAACAACTACACAGATGAAATAACTCTAGATTTATATGACAAGATAGTTAGAGATGTCAATAAATTAAAAGTTAAATCGAGACCGAGAAGACGCAAAGGACAGTGGATAGGAACTGAATATGTTGGACAAGTAATTAGTGACACACAAACCAAATACGAAAAAGAAAGAGATTGTACAGATAAAATTGTAAGACTAGCGAGAGAAATAGTGAGAACTTACCGAGAATATAACCCTAATGGCAACTACCTGGATATATGTTTTTTAGGCGAAGGAAAGACTGAAGTTCCAATATTGAGAATAAATAATAATTATTGGGACGATTCCTTCAAGTTACGACAGACGGAGGTGGTGGAGTAGATGGATTGGATAAGATTAATTAAGGCAATGCTAATAGGCATACTAGCGATTGGGAATATATGGATTTTAATTAACATATTTGACAGTGATGTATATGCATATATTTTTCTGGCAGAGTGCTTAATTGCAATTTTTATATTTATCGTTTGGATAGCATATCACGCTATAGGTTGAAAGGAGATGGAAAGATGAAGATTGAAGATAACAGAAGTAATGTAAGAACATTTAGTGATTTAATTGTGGGAGATTGGTTCGAATGTGAAAATAATATTTATATTAAAATTGATGAAAAGACTAATCATTTAAAGTATAACGCTGTGGATGCAGAGACAGGAATAATGTATAAGGTGAGTGAAAATATGAATGTGTGCTTATTAGACGATGTAACATTAGTGTTGAATTAAGGAGGACAATATGGAAATCAAAGAAGCAATAGAATTTCTTAAAAAATATCAACGGTGTTTGACGATAAAATGATAGTAAAACGAGGCATCAACAGAAATTAAAGACTATGTTGCATTTAGAAACGAATTGAAAATAAAAGGCAGGTGATTAGATGGCGTGCATATTCGGAATTGAAGCACCCTGCGACGAGTGTAGAATGTGCGAGAACGTACAAGCTGGAAACAGCGAAGAAGAATAAAAGTAGTAGAGAGTACATTGACAATTGAATATTGGTAGTTGGAATGGTATTATGTATATTAGATTATAAAAAATACATAAGGAGTAAAAATGAATTGGAATATAGTTGTGACACCACTCTTAACAACATTATCAGGTGTCTTGGTGTTTGTGGCAGGTCAAATTTTTCTTGAATGTTGCATAAAACCATCACAAGAATACCATAAAATAAAGTCTGAAATTAGTTATTTATTGGTATTGTATGCAAATGTATATATGAATCCGGAAATCTATGAAGAAAATAAAGGAGTTTTATATACCACAAAAGAAAAGGAAAGAAGAGAAAAAGCTGAAAAAGAGTTAAGAGAAGCAGCAGCAAAACTAATCGGGGTTAAGCAACAAAAACCACTTTTGGTTAAGAAAGATGATATTGCAGCGGCAAGTGCAAATCTTATTGGGCTATCTAATGGATTATATTCTAGTGTAACAAATCAAGAGACACGAAGAAAACAAAATGAATTATGCAGGGAAAAAATCAAAAAATCATTACATTTAAAGTAAAATATCTAACCAACTACCAACATTCGGTGGTTGGTTTTTTTTATGCAGAAAAATAGAGAAAGGATTGGTAAAGTGACTAGAAAAGAACTGGAAGCGTACAAGGTCAATGAAAGACTGATTGAACGCAATATGAAAAAAATTGAAGATGAAAAGTACAAGGACATTCCGACAGTGTACGGGAAAGTCAGAAGTTCAATGAATGAACATCCTTACATTGAAACTCATATGGCGGTTCAGATGGAAGAACCTGTGGAATCAGATAGGCGAATACGTAATCTGGAAAAGTGGGAGCAGGAAGTCAGCAAAGCCAAGAGTGATAATACAAAGGTGGAAGAGTTTATTGATAATATAGACAATGCAACAATAAAGGAAATATTTGTTTTAAGATACATTGAGGGAAAGAAAGTTTCAGAGATTGCAAAAGATGTGGGATATACTCATGGTAGGGTTTCTCAAATAATATCAAAATTGCTGAAAGATTAACCAAATTAACACAATTAACAAAAGCAGTATGATATAATTAACCTGTTGAA